GTTATCTTAGTGGTAACAGAGGATGGAACTGTTCAAGAATTCATTAAAGAAAAATATGACTATCTTGAGGCTCTAGTAGAAACCGTTGCAGAATGGAGCAAACAAAATGAAATATCTAGTAGCAATACTGGCAGTGTTTTTGCTGCTGGGTAGCCAAGCCTTAGCACAAAATCCAGAAGGTATATTTTCAACACAAAAAAATATATCGTGTGGGCCTGCATCTATAATTGCAATTGCAATTGAAAAATATGGAGAGAAACCTAAGATTATTTTTGCAAATCCTGCTGATAACACCCAAACATTAATTTTCTTTAACAATGAAAATGGATCAGGGACAGTTGTTGATGTAATGCCTGGTAATAAGATTTGGTGCATTATTTCTTATGGTATTAATGGATGGTCAGAAAATTTTGGGCCAAAAACTTAAAAGGGTCTTGACATTTTAGTTTGAGTGTGTTATATTATAAATATCATACAATTTGATGATACGAATTGAGAGTTGCACTGGACTTGGGGGCAGTACCCAACGCCTCCACCATAAGTTCATTTGGACTAGAGTGGATTTCTGATGGGGGCGAAACAGGATCGACAGGCAAGGACGGATGAGTGGAGAATTGTCGGATGACTCCGTTATTGGTCAAAAACTACAAGTGCCAATGATAACATTGCACCTATGGCTCTTGCTGCGTAAGCAGTAAGTGTTAATGGAGTTTTTTTGGAAGTTTTTTTCTTAGCAACAGGATAAAAAACTTCCACTTTATTTAAAAAGGGTCTTGACAAATAGATAATAACCTGTTATACTCTGTATATAATGTCACTGATGAGTTTGTGAAATTCAAACGAAACACTTTGTGTCTGGCAATATTGTCAAAAACATCATCTTGAAAGGATGAATTATAGTATGACTACAACTACAACTACGAAGGCAACTAAGCTTATTGCCGCACTTGAAAACGGTAATGAACTTACTGCGAAGCAGATCAGCGCACGTTACGGCGTCAAGAACGTCCGGGCATTGGTTAGTTCTCTTCGTATGCAGGGATATCCTGTATATCTTAACAAGCGTGTTAGCTCGTTTGATGGGCAAACCTATAGCAAGTATAGTCTTGGTACTGCAACCCGTGCTGTGATTGCGGCGGGTTATCGTGCTCTAGCACAGGGTGTTTAATAACTAAATACCACTACTAACGGGTGATGTCGTAATACATCCGAGAGGGGCCCACGGTTAGCCCCTCACCTTTAATTAATTTATAAGAGTATAAAATGGCATTAAGCACATCAAAGACATTTTCAATGGAAATTGAACGCCTGGCAATAGACAAGAACATCTCGCATATGGATGCAGTGCTTGATTATTGTTATCGTCAAGATATTGAGCCTGATACTGTGGGCCGCCTTATTTCCAAGAGTCTCAAAGAGAAGATTGAAGCTAACGCACGGGAACTTAATTTTCTGCCTCGCCATGCACAGCTCCCCGTATGAAATATCAATTAAAAGTTCAAAATGGAACTTACACAGCAGACAATCTATTTGTTCTGTTCTTTACTGTAGTCAAACATAGGCTGCATCATTTAATAAAAGACAAAAAGTTTATGGACTGATGGAATCGATTGACGTTTATCTAATGTATTGCGCTATGAAAGCACATTTTGGTAAGAGTGATTATGACTTTGTAACATACAGGGGCAAGACTCGTATTAAACGTGATACTTTCTATAAGCGTAAGGATAGGTCGTTTTTCGTTAAATTAGCCCGCAATTACAAGACAGAAGAACAAATCAAAAATTACTTTGTAGCAAATTTCATCAGGGATAAGAAGGGGTATATTGCCAACTTCAATGATGAGAACTATGATTCATGGAAGTTGAAACGTCAGGGTTTCTTCGATCTGTTTGATGTTGAAATGAAGCCTTTGGTAGAGGCATTTGAGGATTTGTTCAAAATAGAAAATGGACAGCATCCCAAATTGATGAAAGAGTTTCTGGGTGGCCGTGTGTCATTAGAAACAATAATTATATTAGATGAGTTAGTTAATTATTCACAATCTTGGAATAAACAATTAGAGGATGATATCATATGGATTGATTTAATAAATCTGATGAATAATTACAAAAGGTTCTTGACAATTGATCAAGAACAGTATAAAATACGATTATTGAAACTCATAGAGGAGTCCAGTTAATGGATGTTAGAGTAGAGGGGTTCTTTGAGGCACGATGCCGGGAACTAGAATTTGACGTGAAGTCGATGCAATTTGATATTGCTGAGATGTTAGTTAAAAATGACCAACTTTCGGAGCGAGTTACCCAACTCGCTAATCGTCAGCCATCATGGCCTAAAGGTTTTAAACCACAGCGACGGTTTAACGCTAACAAGTAAATGTGTGCTGGTATAGTTAAACGGTATAACAAGGGTTTTGTAAACCTTAATTGAGAGTTCGATTCTTTCTACCAGCACCATTTTAAGGATATAAATTATGAAAGTAAAATTGATATCTCATTCTACACCAATTGATGTTATTGGTGTAGATGATGCACAGGAGCTTATTGCATACTGTGCCAGAGTATCTAATCCCGGCAATCAGAACAACAGGGAGACTAGTGAAAAACTTATCAAGTATCTCATCAAGCACAAGCATTGGTCGCCTTTAGAAATGGTTAATGCGTGTCTGGAAATTGAAACAACCAGAGATATTGCACGGCAAATTCTACGTCATCGTTCGTTTTCATTTCAAGAGTTCAGCCAACGATATGCTGACCCTACTAAGGATTTGTCTTTTGAAGCAAGGGAAGCACGGCTGCAAGACCCTAATAATCGCCAGAACAGTATGCCTCTGGATTTTGATATGGAAGATGAACGTCGTTTGAATGAAGATTTTTGTATGAAGCAACATGTGTTGTGGCGACAGGCAGAAGAAATTTACTCTTGGGCAATCAAGAAGGGTATTGCCAAGGAACAGGCTCGTGCAGTATTACCAGAGGGTATGACTGTATCTCGCCTATATATGAACGGCACACTGCGCTCGTGGGTACATTACATTGATCTACGGCGAGGGAATGGCACACAGAAGGAACATCAGGATATTGCGATTGCATGTGCCGCTGAGATTGCAAAGATTTTCCCCATCATGACGGATATCAATAATGTCTAAAGCAGTTGTCATTGGTAATGGTGAGTCACGCAAATGGTTCAGCGATAAGCAGTATAAGGTGGATGCTGTCACATGGGGTTGCAATGCAATCTATCGTGATGTGATGGTTGACAACCTTGTTGCAGTTGACTATGGTATGCAGCAGGAAATTTATAATTCTGGATATGTATTAGATAATCCAGAATGGCCTGAGCAGGGCTGTTGCCATTTTGCAAATTGGAGTATAATGCCGGCATCTATTGTTGATATGATGTTTATGGGGTTTGATATTCCAGAGGAGTTCATACACAGGAGCTTGAAGAGAACAGACCATTGTGTAATTTCAGGGAAAGACCCTTCTTCACTACAGGACAAGATTGCAGCTGCAATTAAGACGAATCCAGAGTTGGATATGAAAGACCTTCGCATGAAGATGGAGAAGGATGTGGGTGTCTGGATTACCTATGTGGAAGAGAATGACATTGTGTGGCCTATTGACTTTCCTGTTGGATGGTCAGCGGGTAACACCGCACTGCACCTTGCATGTCAGAAGGGAGCAACAGAAGTTTATATCATGGGGTTTGACCTATCGTCATATGACGAGCCGTTGAACAACTTGTATAAAGGGACAGATAATTATCTGCCCAGTGATGCAAAAGGTTTTAATACCACTAATTGGTTGAACCAGATGCAATCTGTTTTTAGAGAGTTTGGGAATATTACGTTTAATTGGATAGATGCAAAAGAGCAATTTATTCAAGAAAATAACCTAAGTTACTTGACAAAAGCAGAGTTTTGTGATACTATAGTAATACGATAACAAATCGCATATATTTACATAAGGAGAATACATATGTCGTTAAGTACACTAAAGAAGTCTAATTCGTTAGACAAGCTGCTCGGTGCAGTTCAAGCAGATGGTGGTGGGGGAGAAAAGAAGTCCTATAAGGATGATCGCCTTTGGAAGCCCGTTATGGATAAGAGCAATAATGGTTATGCCGTTATTCGTTTCCTTCCTGCGGTTGAGGGTGAGGATATGCCTTGGGCAAAGGTGTGGAACCACGCTTTCCAAGGTCCAACTGGACAATGGTATATTGAGAACTCTCTCACAACCATTGGCCAGAATGACCCTGTGTCAGAGATGAACTCTGCATATTGGAACTCAGGTGTTGAGTCCGATAAGGAGATTGCTCGTAAGCAGAAACGTAAGCTGCAATATTTTGCAAACATTCTTGTTGTTGAAGACCCTGCCAATCCTGAGAACGAGGGTAAAGTGATGCTCTATCGCTTTGGTAAGAAAATCTTTGACAAGTGCATGGAAGCAATGCAGCCTGCGTTTAAGGATGAAACTGCGGTCAATCCTTTTGACTTCTGGGAAGGTGCGAACTTCAAGTTGAAGCTTCGTATGGTAGAAGGTTATTGGAACTATGATAAGTCAGAGTTCTCAGCACCATCTCCCTTGTTTGATGATGATGATCAGTTGGAAGAGGTATGGAAGAAGCAGTATCCCCTATCAGAGTTTACTGCTGAAACTAACTTCAAGTCCTATGAAGAGCTCAAGAAGCGTCTTGATATGGTTCTAGTAGGAACTGTTAAGGTAGGTAATGCTACTGAGGTTATGGAAGATGTGCCTTGGGATGAACCAAAGGTGGATACAAAGCCTACTCCTGCGCCTACTGTTGATAATGGCGGTGATGAGGACACCATGTCATATTTTGAAAAGTTGGCAAAAGAGTAAGGAGAAAGGGGGTGCTCAGCACCCCCTTTTTTATCTCTAGTATAAAAGGGGTTCCGAACCCCTTTTAATGACCGCCCCATGCTGCGTTTAATGAGCCATAGTGAGAATTGACGATTGTTCCATTACCACTTTGTCCTGTGTTGGTGTTATTTGTTTTTACGCTTGCATCAACAATATTAGTTGGTCCAGCGGCACCAGCACTACCAGTTGCCTTAGCGTCCCTCTCTGTTTGTTTTTTTGCAAAATCAATCATCTTCATTGCGGCCCCCTCAAAGTCTTCACCCATGTCCTGACCTCGACCCGGCTTGTATGTCCCCCCAGCAATTCGCCTATCTGCCATTACATCACCTACATTCTTAGAAATCGCAGTAACCACTTCTTTTTTCTTAGCGCCATTTGATGTAGGTGCTTTTTGATTCTGTAACAATTCCTTTTCTGAAAGTTCTTCACCCATTAAGAATCCAGCAAGTTTTTCTCCAGCCCATTCTCCACCAAACCAACCAACAAGTGAACCTAAAAGACCACCAATGACATTGCCCACGACCGGAAATATACTACCCAGTGCTGCGCCAACTACACCAAAACCGAATGATCCCAAACCAGCACCGAGCAAACCACCAATACCTTTAATTTTATCTTCTTTAGATGCGTTACCCGTTAATAGTGATATAACACCTACAGTACTAAGGATGGGGCCAAGTAGGGGGATTTTCTTTGCAGCTTTCAATAATAGGGGGTATTTTTTTAGATGAGCAAAACCCTTCCCAACTTTTGAAACCGCACCGCCAGCGGCGCCAGCACCTTTAGCGCTCTTTGCGGCCGCTGTCATGATTTTAGCTTTACCTGCTTTATCACCTGCTTTTATTGAAGTAGCTTTACCATCAGCTCCGGCTAAAACTTTGTTGCCTGCTTTTGAAGTAACAACATCTCCAGGTTTAGGTACACCAGTTGTTTTTAAAGGCGTTCCTGCCGTCCCCGGCGTTCTTGGAGGCGTTGGAGTTTTAGGAATCTTAGGAGTCTTACTTTTAACTAATTTTGTCAGAGCATTAAATCCCGCAAACAATAGCCCTATTGCAACTCCTAATGGTCCAAAAATTGCGGCTAGCTTCGCCGCCGCAAGCAGAGCAACTACACCCATAATCCCAAGAACAATTGCCCCTATACCAGAGTCATCACCAAATAAACATTGAAAACCATTTATAAAACCACCTTCTGGACCAAAAAACGCATCATAAAAACCCTTGAGTTTTGGTATTAATGTCTCCCGAATATATTTCATCATTGCTGCAAATGTAGGCCCCTGAAAAAACTCCATTATTGTCTCACCAAAGGATTTAAGTATAGGCCATAGGGTTTCTTCTATATATTTTGACAGGGTTTTGAAGGTATCACTTTGCAAAAATTTACCAAGTGCAATCAACAATCCACCAATTGCAAGAGTAGAGAGAAGTGCTGTAGCACCACCTATTAACACCTTCTTACTACTCGCCCACATTCCAGCGATGCCCGCCCCGATCTTATCAAGTCGTGAACCGTTCTTCTTTGCATCAGCTCGCATATCTTCTTTTATTTGTTTTTTAGCAGCAGGGGACAAGTCTGGGTTTTTAAGTCGTTCCTTGCGATCTTCCTTTCTTGCTTTAAAACTTAATTTTTGAAATTCTTTGCTATCCTCTGCGACCTTGCCCTGCGATTCCAATGTTGCTTTAAGTTCAAGCGCTTGACCAGCAGTTGAATTTGCTCTTTCTTTCGCCAAAACTTCTTGAGCTTTTCTATCCTCTCGCATTCTTATTATTTCTTTTAGTTGTTGATCCTGTTCGAGTGTTGTTGCAGAGCCCGCT